TGTGTCATCTACAGTATATGATAAAGTTGAAGTTAGACCTTGTTTGATTTCAACATCTTCAAATAAAGCAACATTAGTTGTTAAATTTGTATTTACTGTCTTAGCACCTGAAGTAACAAAACTATATGTCACACCATCAATTGCTTCAGAGATAAAAGGAGTAAATTTAGGTAGAGTCAATGAAGCAGTATTAACATTACCAACTTGTAATTTAATTGTTGCTGACGGTGCAATCGCTGAGCGTGGTGTATAATTTAATATTTTAGACTGTGAAACGACAGACGACCTTAGTAATGCTGTGTCCAAGAACATTTCATTGGCAACCATATTGGTGTAATAAGCATTATACTGTGTGTTGTATGCCAAAATATCTAAAAGAACATTGAGAGCCGAACCTTCATAATTATAATCTTTTAATACATCCTGAGATTGTAAAAATGTTTTTAAGTTGGTTTTAATGTTATTAAAATCCAAATCTGTAACTTGGATATTACTATTTGCCCCAGCCATGTTATCTATTTCTCTCTAAAAGAAGTGTTACTGTTGTTGGTAATGTTGAGTTCTCTATAAAAAAACTTAAAGTAACATTATAAGCATTGTAATCTGGTTGAGAAGTAACCGATACACTCTGTATGGATGCTCTAGGTTCATAGTTCTTTATAGTATTTGTTATTTCAGTTTCCAAAGCACTTGATGTCAGAGGAGAAATAGGTTCAAACAATAAAGCATTCAAATTGGCACCTAAATCTGGATTAAAAGGTCTTTCATAGTGATTTGTAGATAATAAGTTGCGTATTGACCGTATAACTGCCTGTCCATCAAAACTAAGAGCAACATCTGCCGTTACGGGTTTTTTCGTAAAAGTGAAATCTATGTCTGAATAAATCTTAGATAAAGTTGCCATTGTTTATTTATCTGCTTAGGATGGGTTAATTCTTGAAATTAACTTTGGACTGCCAATAAAATTCTCAAGTAAATAAGTTTGAGTTTCTCCCATACCTGTAAATTGTCTGGCTGTATTATACTTATTGATAGTGGTTTGTAAATTTCCATAAAATGTTACATCGTTACTCTGCCTGCTAGACAAGTAAGTATTGGTATTTGATAAATCTGAAGTAATTTGATTAATTTGAGTAACAGTTAAATTTGATGTATTTGATGTAAATCCAGTAAAAGGATCAAAAGTTGATGTGATACTGTTAGCTATTAATGTAATATAACTATTAGCTGTATTTGCATAATCACGAATTTGTGGATTGACTAAAATGCTAGTAAAACTACCAAGAATTGGTGAACTATTAGTAATATTATCAGTTTGATTGACGATATATAGAACTTGCTTACCATAGTTCATAGCCATTTCATAATAAGGATTTACTAAATCTTGACCTTCAAACGGTGTTAGACCTGATAATCTATTGGTGTGTTGAATAAAAGAATTAGCTGTAGATGACAAAGTAATCGCCACCGGATAAACTACAGTATTCATATTATCTACATTTGCAGTTAAAATTATAATAGAATTGGCTGAATTCCAAACAATTTGTGTAGAGTTTGCAACTGGATTTTGAAAATAACCATTAACACTATTATTAGCAATATCTTGTGCTTGCCATGTACTAATAATAGCTGGAGTAGAATTCAAATGTTCTTGTACATCGGCTGACAATGCCAATACATCATTATTAGGATCGGTAAAATTATATCCTAATGTAGCAAAAACACCTGTTGCATTATTTACTTGTGCCATAATTTAATTTTCCTAAATCATTTTAAGTAGAGGTGGACTTGTAGGTCCTTTTGGTGAATTATGTATATGAAAATTGTGTAGATTTTTATTAATCACATCCGTCATCAATACAGCATTCATTATTCCAAACTTTGCATTGGGAGCAGCTACAACACCAGGAATAGCAACGTTCACAGGAAATCCAACAGTTAATCCACCAGGAGAAACAAATCCTAATGTTCCAGCATACACACCAGATAATGGTCCAGAATTCAACCGACCTCTAGAATCTATTTGGTCTGCCACTAGTTGACCGTTTATCATTAAATCTCCAGATAAAATTATTTCAGCACCACAGTTAATGAATAAAGAACCTCCAAAATCTGGATTTGAAGTTATTGACATATCATAGTCAGATAGCAATTTTATACCTTCTGTACCACGGCATCTTTGTGTCATATTACCACGAACTTCCATATTGTAATCACCATCAATTCTTTCGTTTTTATTTCCTAAAACATGAATATTTGAATCGCCATTTATAGTGATGTTACAAGTACCATTAATTTGAACATTTTTATCTTTGATTGTAATTTCATACCCGTCACCATAAACCTTATGAACTTCATCACCATTTGGGTGCATTTCAATAAAAGTTCCAGAACGATGATTTAATCTAATTCGTTCACGAGCTGGTGTATCATCCATTTCAAAGGTATGACCAGATTCAGTTTGTGTTATATTGTTATAAGGATAAACTGGTGGTGTTTCTGTGCTGGCAGGCGATGGAGGTTCACTCCAAGAACCATCTGCAATTGGTGGTTTTGTACTCATAATTTATCCTATGGTGATTTACTTTTCTGATTTCCTTCATTAATCGCTTCAGCTGAAGATAATGAATCAAAATAACCAGTAATAGCTTCACCTGCGGCCGCCACACTTTCAGCACTAGGTGGTGCAGAGATTGCAGCTGCAATATTTGTTGGAAGACCAACAACTGCACTCGTAATTGCTGTTGCTGAATTGATAGTTGTTTGCACTACTTCTTTAGCTGCATTTAGAGTATCTCCTAAACCACCACTATCACCACCAAAAACATCTGAAAAAATGCCAGATAATAATTTATATAATCTACTCAAACAATCTTGAAATAATGCCAAAAGTTTTGCTGGTAAACTTAAAATCCATGCAATAGTTGATTTAATATAATTTGTATATCCAATAACATATTTTTGAAAATCTTGAATTGGTTTTAGAATTTTCTTTGTGTAATATTTAATTGTTGCAGTTATTTGTTTAAGTAATGATACTATATTAGATGCCGTACCTGTAGGATCAAAACCTAAAGCTTTAATTATAGCATTAACCGCATCTCGGATATTTTGTGCTTGTGAGTTTACAAATTCTTTTAATGCATTATTTTTTATCAACTCTTGACTAATACCACAATTATGTGATAAACTATTATTAGACTTATCAATATTCGTGTTAGCCATTTGACTTCTGGCCAAACCGGGAATAGTTGGTTGACCAGATGTTCTATTATTGCCTGCAAATGGTGAAAGTAAATTAGTATTTCCTACTATGGGTAAAGTGCTCATTTTATCTCCTATTGTTGAAGTCCAGGTAAAACACCCATCATAATTGGTGCTTGACCGGACATACCGTCAGTAAAGAAACCAACAATCCATTCACCTAATTGAGGTGCTGAAAATGCTTTAGAATTGTTTAGTGGATACATTGGTTGTGCCCAAGGTAAATCTTCTGTAGGTAAGTCAATTCTACTACTTGAGTGCCATCCAAAAATGCGAATCTGGCATCGGCCTAATCCCAATGGATCAGCACGATTTTCAATAACTCCTATAAACCAAATGAAACCATCTTTACCTAAGAAATTTTCCATTAATCAGCAATCACTTTCTTCCAATCAGGACTAGAACTATTAACACTATTAGGTTTACTTGCCAAACTATCTTTTGCAATCTCTAACACAGTTTGATATACACCTTCAGATTGGATAATATGTCTTACTGCTGTCACCAAATATTTACCTGAATAAAATTTATCAGGTTCTCTTTCTTTCAAAGTGGGTTTAATTGTCATTAAACTAAAATTAATTGTCCTACCAACTGTAATTCCTGGATCACCAGGTATTGTTAGCTTAACTACTATATAGTTTGCTAATGAAAGTTGTGCTGTTCTATTAGGTACATAATTTTCAACAGCAATATCTTTTGCAACAGATCCTGGTTGTTGTTTTATATAAGATGCTTTTGTTTGACCAGAATTTGATGTTGTAAGTTTTAGTTTTGCATCAGATGTTTGATTCTGAGTTTGGCCAAATCTATTTTGTGAAGGAGTAAGAGCACCACTACTATCTAATGCTTTAACATTGGCATTTGATTTATATTTTGTGTAATCAAATTTGGTTAAATTAGTAGTCCTTGCTAAAGTATCTAAAGACAATACACTATTGGCAAATGTACCAGAATTAATATCATCTAACTGGTCATATGTTTTAATAAACTCATAATTTAATACACTTATTGTGCTTTCTTGAAAAGATTCAACTTCATTTGGTAAATTTGTTTGTTGATACTTGTATGTAGCATAAACTTTTTGTCTCATCATAGACTGTATTGACCTAAAATTGTACCCATACTTAGTTTCAAAAAATAACATATCAGCACCAAATGCACCAGTAATAGCTGGTCTTGCATAAGTTGATAACCAACTAATCGTTTCAAAAGGTTTCAGTCTCGGCACAACAAAATTATATACACCAAAAGTTTCTTCTATGTAAGCTTTTTTTACTCCTAAATCTTCTTTTAATATTTTAGATATAGATTCTGATATGGTTTGACCAGATAAAGATTTACTAATCTTTTTTTGCTCTGATATTAATAATTCTTCCGAACAAAAATATAATGTGTAATATTCCACGCTTAAATTACCTGCTGCAATCCTATCTCCAACTTTATATATTCTATAAATGCTGGTAGTATCATTTGAACCATCTTTAATTTTACCAAAATTAATTTCTATAAATTCATTACCTTGTAATTGTAATGATTCAATAAAACCTTGACCATCTTTTAGAGTTAAATATCCGGATACACAAAAAGAATATAAATCTTCATAAAATGAAAATTCAACCAAAAGACGCCTCATCTCAAACCTTTGGCCTGCTGCCGTAAGTATATTGAGTGTATTTAATGAAAAATCTTGTGAATAGGTTGCCCCAGCATTTTCTACTAAAGCATTATTATCATTCATATTACTGACTCATTAATGATTTAAGTTGTTTTTCTAATTGACCAACATAATTATTTTTCAAAATTTTAATACTTCTTTTATCTTCATTTAACTGTAATTCATAATTATAAATGTTTATTAAATTTTTGGAAATAGTTACTTTTACTGTACCAGTTGCTAATGAATAATTTGTTGTGCCAGTTGTCAAAGAATTATATGTATTTTGTGAAATTGCAATTTTATTGGTTGTTGTAATGTTAGTTGATATGTCAAGTGTATCAATTTGTTTTTCGTAATGATGCACCGTTGTATATGGATTAACTGCAGGTGTGGCTGATGTATATTTATTATCAATATATGATTCAAACACAACACCAGACATTGGCCATTGCCATTGTGGATCTATAATTTCATTAGCAAACAACACTACCCAATATCTATATACATCACCATAATACTTATGTGCAATAATTTCTGGTGTATCGCCACCTTGAATATCATATTCATAATAGATTGCTGGACTAGATAGAAAATTTTGTAATAGATTAGCTCTGGCCAATATATTAGTCAAAAGTAATGAATTGCCTTTATCATCAGTTTTTACAAGTTTTGGTAATGTATCGAAGTATTGCATATTAATATCCTTGATTTACTGCATTTCTATCAACAAGTTCTAGTTCTTTGAATTGTACCGTCATTGTTGTTTGTACTGGAGTACCATCATCATGTGCAGACCAACCATTTGGAGAATAGTTTACATCAATACTAGTTATTACACTTCTTTTAATTTTATTCAAATGAGTATTTTCTTTACCATTGAATAAAAATTTAACATCAAATGCTGATGGAGCAACAAAAAACATACCGGCCAATCCAGTTTGAACTCTTGGTGATGCGTGCATCCTAAACATTTTAACAATCTTTTCTACTGTCTCTGCTTCTTGTCTAGAATATGGAGTAAATATAAAAGCCATTTGATATTTTCTAAATGTAATACTTTGAAATAAAACTTGCATTTGAGGATTAACAGCATATCCTGCTTTACCTAATGCTAATCCACCAAAAGCTTGTGCTGTAGTACCAACCATTGAAGTGACAGCAGCTGCATATTTATTTTGTGCTCTACCTGGAATTAAATCAACAAGACCTTTTCCAACACCTTTAATGGCATTAGTTAAACTCAATTCATCATAAGTAGCATCTATTGTAAAATTTAATGTATCTGGTATATACAATGATATATAAGATACTACTTTACTTCTTTCTGGTTGAAAATTTAATTGCATATTATTGATAACATCATCACCTAAAGAACTAAGTGAAGTTCCAATTGATTTTATAGAAGCACCAATTGAGGTAACTGAATTAACCACGTTATTTTTAATTGTATTTACAGTTCCAGCTGGATTTTCTCTCAAGTTTTGATAAGTTTCAATAGCGGAATCAGCAGATGATTTTGCAGATTCAAATATACCTTCTACACTTTTTATGCCAGATTTACTAATTGACTCAAATGTTACAGGTATAGTTTCTAATATACCAAACTGGACAACATGGCCTTTGGTTGCTGAATTTAAGTCTCTTGGATACTGTAATATGTCTTGTCTAAATGGATTATCAAACAAAGCACCCAAAGGACCCTTACTTGATAATCCTGGAATTGATATACCAGCGATTGAACTTGGAATTGAGATAATAGCCATGGTTTACTCTTTATAATTGATATACATAGTATTTATGGCATATTCAGGACTATTCAAACCAAAACACCCAGAAAAATATGTTGGTGACCCCAATAATATTGTATATCGCTCGTCTTGGGAAATAAGAGTGATGAAATGGTTAGACGAAAACCCTAATATAATCACTTGGGCTTCAGAGGAATTACACATTTCCTACAAATCTCCGATAGATAATAGGTTTCACCGATACTTTCCAGACTTTATAGTTAAAATGAGGACTAAAGAGGGTATACAAAAAACGATGATGCTCGAGGTCAAACCAAAAAAACAAACTAGGCCACCTGAAATACCTAAAAGAAAAAGCAAACATTTTATTACCGAAGTCACGACATGGGGCGTCAATCAAGCCAAATGGAAAGCAGCTAAAGAGTTTTGTTTGGATCGTGGTTGGGAGTTTCAATTGATTACTGAGGATCACCTAGGTCTCTAACTAAATACTGTAATGGCCTCTATACTAACACAATTAGCACAAGAAAAATCTGCTGGTGAACTAAAAACCATGTCAAATGAATCTTTGAAATGGTTGATGGCCAAGATTGCTGATGTCCGTGGTGTAAGAGTTGCAAAAAGTATTTCAAATGAAAAAGTCAGGCAAGTAAACAAATTCATTCTAGGTGGATTATATTGTTTCTATTATAATCCTAAAGGTAAGATGGATTTGCCATATTATGACCAGTTTCCTATGGTGCTGGCATTGGAAAGATATAATGATGGATTT